TAAAATCATTTCACGCGGGTCAACACGCTTGCATCGCGTTTGTGCCTTCTCATTTTGATACACAATTTCCACACCATAACCAAATATACTTGCCTTCTTTGCCAGCTCAAAATTTTCATCGTCTTCGAAATTATCATTGATGATTTCGGTATAATCCCTTAGATACTGCTCATCATCAGATGAGTATTTGACGTTAATGCCCATGAAATAACCGGTAATGGTATCGGTAATATATTTGCAATAGCCGTGGGCTAGCTTGTTGTTGGGCTTGCCGTCGTCTACTACTCTATCGCCGATTTGATGCACATTGTCATAATACGCCCATAGCTGATTTAATCGTGATAGTTCATTGATTTTAAATAACCCTATCACTTTAGCCACATTATCTGCCGTTGGCTCAAAACTATCTAGTCGTAACAACCTTTTCACCTTCTTTCTTTAGCAATAGATAGTGTTTAGCATTTTTAGCAGCTAACGGTTAAAAATTGTCATTAGCAGTTAATATTTTTTGCCGCTTAACCAAACGCTTTAATAAGTTTCTTAGCCGTTACTGTTCACTAACCACTTGTTTCTATAGTCCAAACCGCCGCTTATTTCCAACGCGCACATACTGTTTCCCCTTCACTTCACCGTTAATAACTTCTACCACGCCGGTCAAAGCGTCTGGCGCATCATCATGCTCATTCTTGCCTTTACGCTGGTACTTAACTAGTGCTTTGGCAAAATCTGCCCACCGGCTTTGCCAATCTTCTGGCATGATTAACTGCTCCATAACGTTAGACGCATTGACTAAGATTCTTGTCTTCTTATTCTTGCTTTGGTTAAACCATGTCACATTACATTTTTTGATGCTCAACTTTTTAAGCTGCTTTTCCACATTCCGCGCAAAAGCACGACCGCCGTTATTGCTTTCCACAATAGCTTCGTGAATACCATATTCGCCCAACCGCCTAGCCGTTTCCGGTTCGGTTACTTCCATAGGGTCATCGGTATAGTACACGTCCAAAATATAACCATAACGGTCTATAACGCCGCAACAAATACTACAGAGATAATCTGCGCCAGTATCCGCTGTATCGGTGTAGCTGATTAGCCTTGTAAACCGCGATAAAGCCAACATATCAGGCGCATACGTTTTAAAGCCGCCGTTATATAGCCCGCCTTTTTTGTCTATAGGCTCTTGCATATAGTTGGCATCCCAAATATCCGGATCGATGGTCGCTTTCTTCTGGAGTAAGTCTGGCGTACTATATAAGTCCTCACACCAGCTTTTTTCCGTTTTTCTCTCTGCACCGTTTTCATCTTGTTCCGTTACCGTTTCTAGTGCTTGTATCTTTAACTCATAGCAGCGGTCGGGAAAGGTCGTTAAAAGCATTCCTGCCAAATCATCGGTGGCCCAACGGGTTTGAATGATGATTTGTATAGCCCCATCGAGCATACGACTGGCAAACGTATTTTTATAAAAATCCCAGTGTTTTTCTTTGACCCGTTCATTGACCGCTTCTTCGGCGTTCTTTATCGGGTCATCGATAATTCCGATATTCCCTCGCATACCGGTAATAGAGCCGTCAAAACCTGCGGCAAGATAGCTCATGTTGCTGCCTTCTAAACTCCACTTGCTCATAGCCCCATCGCCGCGCTTAATTTTTAAATTCGGCCAAAAGCTGCTCGGCACAAAATACGCATCATCGCCTTTTATCTCTTCATCGCTAATAATGTTTCTAACGTTCTTCGCGAATGTTTCCGCCAGCATGGCGTTGTAAGAAACCGTAATAATGGCGTTTTTCACACTTTGGCCAAAGCACCACGTGGCAAACAGCGCCGCTGTGTAACTTTTTCCTGCGCCCGGCGGTAGGTTCAAGATAAGAATGTCATACGGTTTATTTGTCGTTTCGTTCATCAGCTTATGTTCGTAAAGGGCTTGCATCGTATCGCAGATTCTTTTCTGATACTCTCTATGCCGCTGGTAAAAACTCGGGTTCATCAGTAAACAATACTCCCAGAAGTTACCTTTCGCCGTTTCTATCTTCTTTTGCCGCACCGTTTCTTCTGCTGTCAGCGTTTTATGACCGGTTAGCTCTTTTAATAGTTCCATTGTTAGTTAGCCTTGTCAGCATCGCTGCCGCTTTTACTGCTATTGTTGTATACAGCACCAATATAACCAGACAAAGCCCCGATACAAGTTAAGGCAATGTTTTCTTGATTGGTCAAAACACCCACTACAAAACCAATGCCGATGGCAATAATGGCTAGGCCGTCAATTAAGTTAATTTTTTCAATCTCTATTTTCATCGCAATCGCTCCTTTTCTTTAGTTTTTATCGCCTTGCAACACCCTTTAAAAATCTCCCAAAACCTTGCAAAAAATTTTAGCGAGTAAATAGTTCTCCAACCTTCTCTAACGGCTTAAAATGGAAATTTATTTTTTTAATTGCTTTTTAGCTCACTTTCTACGCCATCGATAATTTCTGCAATGCGCATTAAAATCTCTGGATGTTTTTCTAACTCTGCCGACAGTTCTTTTTTGACTTGTGCAGTGGCTTTTGAGACCCCTTTGTCAAACTCAAATCGTAACTTTTCACGGCTGACGGCAGACCGCTCTAAGGTGGCTAATGTGCGCATCGCTTCTAAAGTTAGCTTATCCACCTCTCGTCCTTCGCTCATGGCGTTGGTGATCATGTCCATCAACAGATTAAACGCCACAGTGGAAGTCGCTTCCGCCATTTCCAATTTGCTGTCTACGCTGGTTTCAATGATCGCTTTCGCCTGCTCTCTGGCTGTGCTTATCCTATCCAGCTTCGTCAGAAAATCTTTGCCGTACCGTTCGACGGATTTTTGACTGATAGAGTGGCCCGCCTCATTGATCAAGCGTGTAATTTCTTTATACGTCATTTTTTTATTGACAAGAGCATCGTTGATCGCTTCTCGTAACTCCGGCGGCAATTTATCCACTTTGCTATGGCTTCGTCTTTCTAGGCTCACTATAGATCAACCCCTTTATCGGTAATTGTCCCTTCGGCCAAGTTAACCCCTTCGGTGGTTAATTTATAAAATTCATTGCTTAACCCATCATAAAAATTGCCTGCGTTAAATTGGGGATTCTCCACAAAGCCGTCTTCTTTCAAATAGGTTAAGTTGGCTAAGAGCTCATTTTTCGTTACGAAATAGCCCAAATCGTTTAGCTGTTTATGCAGCGTGTCGATCTCAAACCCCGCAGGGTAAGCCCTTTGTAAAATTCTTACAATCCACCCCCGCACTTTCTTGTTACGCAGCGCTCCATCTTGATCAATCATCTCATTTCATCCTTTCCGGTTAATTTGCCTATGTCTTCTTTAATCTGTAGTAAAATATCCATCATGCCGTCAATCTTTCTTTCCACTCCGTTAATATCGCTGTCGTGTTGGTCTTTCGTCACGAAACGCCGGTTAATCTCTTTGATTTCTTCACTAATAAAACGCGTTAGTTCTTTGGCGTTATCGTTAATAGCATGGTTCAAATCTTTTACCGATTCGTTTAGCGCATGGTCTAATTCTTCGATCGCTTTTTCCGCTTCATCTTGGCGTTTACCGCTGCTGTTATATAACTCTCTTAGTGACCAGCCGATTAGACCGATCGCTACTGTCATGATTAAATTATAGATAACTGATAGCTCTACCATCGTTTTCACCTCGTTTACTTTAAATTGTTTTTTCATCAAAAAAAGGCAGTAAAAAGCCCTTTGAAAGATTTGGGCAAGACGATCTCACCGCTTCTTTCAAACGTTTTTACTGCCTTCTGTTCCATCCTCAGCAGACCTCGCCGCAACAGAGTATCCGCTTACTTATGTGCTTGTTTTCCTTTAATAATTTTCACCGGCAACCATCGCAAGATGGTTTCTTCGCCTAATTCAAAAGAGATTAGTGCTCTCTCTTTTCTTTTATCTACTTTTACAATTCTTTCTATGTGATCTTTTATTCCGCCACTGTAAATAATTTGATTCTGCCGGTATTCTATCGTTGACGCTTGTGTGAGTAATGCGCAGCTTTTCATGTACTCTATTTCTGTTTCTTTTATCTCTCCTTTGAGCAGATAGGAAATATACCACATGTTTTTTAGTTGATAATAAATTTCTGCGGTCAGCTCTGTTTTAACGAGTACATAACCGCTTAACAAATACTTTTCTTTTTCTCGCCATTGTCCATTTTTTCTTTCTCTTAGTTGGTACTTTGGGTTTAACACTTCAAAGCCTGCATTTTTTAACTGCTTTTCTACCGCTTCTTCTTCTCCAATGGTTATTTTTAGCGCATACCATTTAATTGCTATCACCTCAAAAAAGAAAAGAGATCAAAACGTTTTTTGTTTTGATCTCATTATAGCGGGTATTTTTTTACAGTGTT